TCGCCGCCGTCTTCGGCTACGCCACAACGGAAGTCTATTCCGACATGCGCGAAGATCGCCAGCAGCTTCTCGAAGCCTACCGAGACAACATCCGAGCCATTCAAATCTTCTCAAACAAAATGGACACGCTTTCCGAATCCATCGACGACGCGCACCAGAGGGCGAGGCACTAGCACCCGCGCAAATTCGGAACATTATCGGAACACAAAACCTAGTTCCCTTATTCCAACAGCTTCCAAATGGCTCCGGCGGTAGGGATCGAACCTGCATTAGTAGTTGGAATCTTGCGGAACATCACGCCGTTTCCCTTATTCTACGGGCTTTTTTAGCGGAAAGGTTTGCAAGTTCTGCCACATTCACCTCGATTCCATCGGAACATATCGGAACACTCACTGGACGGACAGCAAACCAATCGACCCCCTCGGCCTCGGCTTTCGGGTTGTGATAATGGCGATGCAGCATAGCCACCGACGTTCCCATTTCCTCCGCGACTTGCTCCATGCTTCGAAGTATCGCATTGCGATAGGAGCCGTAACTATGGCGTAGAGCGTCTTGAGGCCAGCCCTCTTCCCCGAAAACTTCTTTACCGAGCCGCCGCAACTCCCCGGCCTTGACAGGATCCTCACTCACGACCGCACCGACGCGCCCAGGCAGAATTCCCGCCCACTCCAAGCCAGCCCGCAGCGCCGGGGAAATGGGGATGATTCTCGCCCGTTTCCCGCCCTTCGACACACACGCTGGCAGACGAATCACCCCGAACTGGAAATCGATCTCCTCGCAATGCAGACCGCGCTTGCCGCGCCGCTTCTCCGCCGCCGGACAAATCTCTTGCGGCCGCATTCCGGCAAAAGCCCCCAGCACCACCCACGCACGCCAAGGACGCCCCACAGCCCCAAATAGCCGCTCCAACTCATCCGGCGTAAGAACCCGCCGCCCCACCTCTTCCCGCGCCACCGTCGGCAGCCTCTCGGCCACCGTGACCGGCGCACGCCCGGCAATCCCTTCCCGCAAAAACCACTTCCACAGCTCCACTACATACGCCCGCTCATCCCGCCTCACCTTCCATCCTTTGCCCTCGCCCCGTGCCGCGACCCACGCCGCCAGCTCCGGCAAATGCACATCCGCCACGGCCTTGCCCTTAAAATGCTCGCCCATCGCTTTGAGCACCCGGTTGACATGCCGTAGATATGGCGTCACCTCGCCAGCCGCGGCTTCCTTCCACTGGAGAAAACGCCCCACCGACTCGGAAATCTCGGCACTAATCTTCCGAGCGGAAATGTATTCGAGGACGTCCGCATGATCCTCGACGGACACCAACTGACGCACCTTCCCGAGAAATGCTTTCCACTCATCCGACAATCCGCTCCACACCAGCCCGCCTTCCTCGATCTCGGCCAAGCGCATGGCCGCGCCTTCCTCGGCCTCGGCTTTCGTCTTGTAGGTAGAATATCGCCAGCTCTTGCCGTCCCGCCAGGCGAACCTCCACCGGCTCGCGCCCGTCGCCGGATGAACCCACGGATACACCGTCACGCGCATTCCCTTCTCTCCCTTCACCACCTTGCTACGCTTCGCACTCATTTGCTTGTCAGCCGACCGGCGGCAGGGTATGGATTGAAAATGAGCAAGCGCCCCACGGAATGGCAATCTTTCTGGAAACCGCTTATTCTCAGGTTTTTCGGCGATTGCGGCGAATCCACAGTCCCGGCAATCAATGAATTTATGCCTGCCGCTGCAGCCGTCACCAGCATCCTTGCCCTGATCTTGGGATTCTGGCAGGATAGCGGGATGGGTTTTTTCATGGCTTGGCTCTGTATGGCTTACGCTTATCAAACGATCCCTCGCAAAGGGGATCCGTGATTTAGGTGAAATCAAAGTGTCCGACGTTTCCCTCCCATCGCACGGCTATCCGTGTGTCCCATTTCCCGCAGAGGGATATTTGACGGGATTCTGTTTAGGAAAAGGTTTTGACTGCCCGACATCTTCCGCCGCCTTGAGTGATTCAAATTCCAAGGACTTGCGGTAAAATGTGGAGAAGTCCAGGGGCAATGTGATCTTGCCACCGTTCGCCTCGACGTATTCGCCGAGAGCCTTGAGCGCCCAGCGGATAATGGTTGCGGAGCTGACATGGTAGCGGGCGGCCAGCTCATCCAGCTTCGCCATTTCATCATCCTCGAAGCGGATGGTGATTCCTTTTTTATTGGTAGCCATGCCCGCATCCTAAAACTTTTTTTTGCACAACGCAACACTTTTTGATTGCATGCGGTTACAAGTGGTGCAAAGTGGTTGCAATGAAGGCAGTGACACTCCGATTCGATTCCGAAGAATTCCAGAAACTCAAAGACATCAAGGCGCAGGGCTTTGGCTCCATTAACGAAGTCATCAAGTGCGCCGTTCTTTCCTTCGCCTCCGCCGCACCGGAAGACACTCAACCGCCTGCCACCGATGGGGGAAATGAAAGGAGCGCCGCCTAACCCATGACCCTCTCCCCGGAACAGATCGATTGGGTTTTAGAGCGCACCGCGCAGCTTCTCGCGGAGCGCGTGGAGGAGCGCGTGGGCAGCATGGGGGACATGGCCGTGTTTCCCCTCTCCACCGTCTCGCAGCTTGTCGGGCTCAGCACCAAGCAAATCCCCGTCTATCTCCCCGTCACTAAGACGGCGGAGGGGAAACACGGCGTCACCATCGGAGCCATCCGCAAGCACATCGAGAGCCGCACGGAGCAACCCAGGGGCCTCGCCCGCCGGAAAGGAGCCGCAGCATGACCGAAGAACTCAAACAGCTTATCGCAGACGCCCGCATCGCCCTCGAGAACATCGAGAGCCACCCCAGCAACATTTACAGGAACGCCTCGGCCTCATGGCTCCTCTCCATTGCCCAAGCCATTCAAGCCCACAGCGAGGTAAACATCGAAGAACTCCGCGCCCAAAAACCATGAAAATCGCCTTCACCCGCCAAATCCCCGGCAAACCGCCCGTCAGCATCACCATTGAGACCCCAGGGGAAGACATGCCCCTACTTGAAGTCTGGCGCGATCTCATCCTCCCCGTCCTCAAAGCCGCTGGGTTTTCAGACGCAGCCATCGCCAACCTCCACGACAAAGACTAGCCCCATGAGTATTTCCCCCGAAAACGACCCATTCCTCACCTTCGACGCGCTCATCGCCGCCTTGCCTGACGAGGAACCCGCCCCGGCCATCCCGTCCAACATCATCCCCATCCGCCAAGGTGAGGGGAACCCAAGCGTCAACGCCCGCGACCTCCACACCTTCCTCGAAGTAGGCAAGGACTTCTCCACATGGATCTCCGACCGCATCGAATCCTTTGGATTTACGGCAGGGGAAGACTTTTCCCCAATTTCGGGGAAAAGTGCCGGAGGCCGTCCCAGCAAGGATTATCTTCTCTCCCTCGACATGGCCAAGGAACTCTCCATGGTCGAACGAACACCACGCGGAAAACAAGCTCGGCAATACTTCATCGAGTGCGAAAAAAACCTCGCCGCCGCCAGCACCAACCCGCTCGCCACCCTCTCCGATCCCGCCGCGCTGCGGACGTTGCTCCTCGGCTACGCGGAAAAGGTCATCGGCCTGGAGGCACAGGTGGAAACCCTTGCCCCCAAGGCCGCCGGGCTGGAGCGCCTTGCCGGAACCGCCGGCACCTATTGCATCACGGACGCCGCCAAGTCCCTCGGAATCCCTCCGAAACGATTGTTTGAAACGCTGGAGGAAAAAGGCTGGATCTACCGCCGGGGCGGGGAATGGCTCCCCATGCAGTCCAAGCAGAACCTCGGCCTCATGGATTGCAAAGTCGTCTCGTTTCAAGCGAGCGATGGCACCCGCTCCACCACCCAGGCACGGGTCACCTCCAAAGGCCTCGCCCTCCTCTCCGAACTCCTTACCGCAAGATCCGCATGACCATCCACCCGCACGACCACATCCTCCGCTTCCGCTTCGAGAGCGAGGCGCGCCCGGACATTTCCCATGTCGTGGATCTCGGAGCCTTCGGCGGATTCGGGGAATGCTCCTGCGAGGACTTCCAATTCCGCCTTCTGCCCGCCCTCTCGCGCCACCAGTCGCCCACCGGATCCCGCTGCAAGCACCTCCTCGCCGCCCGCGAAGCCCTCCTCGGCCAGCTTATCGACCGCATCACCGCGGGTAATCCCTAACCTCTCACCAAACAACAAACACAACCATGATTCCCACCCACTACCTCCATATCTTTCTCGGCATCATGCCGGGAGTCGTCATCGGATTCCTAATCGCCTCCATGCTAGCCACCCGCAAATTCCGCCGAATCTCGGCAGACGAGTGGTTAGCAGCCAGGAAGTTTTATCTCTGGGAAAAAAACCGCGAGCTCTAAGCCATGCACCTAAATCCTATCCGCAATCCGGTTCTCTCCCTATTCCGCCGCATTTTAGCCAACAACGCCGCAATGTGGAAAACCTGGACGATCCACGCCAACGACCGGGAAGACCCGGAAAAGCTCGCCGCCTACGTCCGCACCCTCCGCCGCGCCCAACGCCTGCAACAATCCCTCAACCAATATCTCCCATGACTTGCCAACACATCGCCGCCCTCGCCCGCGCCGCCCGCCAGGCCGGACTAGAAAACATCCTTCAGCTATCCATCGCCGGTGAACTCCTCCGCCGTGGCGAGGCGACCCTCGTATCCATAGCGATCTCCCTAGACGTAACCATCGAGGCCGTCGCCCACGCTTGCGCGGAAATGGAACGCAACCACGCCGCCAAGAACATCGTTTGCCGGGAAGCCCTCGGCTACACCATCGCCCGCCTTACGCCCGCCGCTGAAATGCGTTTCCGGGAATTCCTCACCCCCCACACCAAGCAAGCCGCATGAAACCAGACCCCCACACCACCGCCGTAGCTACCTATCCCAACTGGCTCCTCGAAGCCGTCATCCGCGATATGGGTGAGCGCAACCTCCGCAACCAACGCGACCACGAAGTGCGTTGGTGCGCGGAACGATCCTCCGCCGCCCGCGCCGAGCGCCGCAAGCGCGAAGCCGCCCTTTCCTAATCACCCACACCACCACCCACACCACCCACCATGTTCGCCATCCGCACACTCGTTAAAAATCCCGACGTCATCACCCAAAAAGTGGAACCAGGGCAGCAGGAAGTTTCTTTCACCACCGCCAGCCAGTCAGGGGACTTCTACCTAGTCCACCCGGCCACCACGCAGGAAATCCTTTTCGTCATGTTCCTCGCCCACCGCGACGAGAAATTCGCCCCCGCCCGCGGCAACGGAGTCCTCATCCGCAAATCCCTCCTCGCATGACCCTCACCCTCCCCATCCCGGACAAGGCGCTATCGCCAAACTCCTCCATGCACGCCATCCGCAAATCCACCTTCACGCGTCGCGCCCGCCAGACCGCTTTTTTTACCACCCTCAAAGCCCTCGGCGTCCCCACCGTCCCCACCCGCATTCTCATAGGTGACCGCCCCAAGCTCGGCATCACCCACAAAAAGCCCCTTACCTCCGCAGACTACCGGAAAATCTCTGCCCTCCTCCTCCCCGCCCAGCCGCCAATCATCGCCACCTACTCCCTCGCCTTCCACTACAAGGAAAACCGCACCCGCGACGACGACAACGCCGCCGCTTCCTGCAAAGCCTACCGCGACGGCATCGCCGACGCCCTCCGCATCGACGACAGCACCCTCCGCATCCAATCCCTCACCGCCGCCATCGACCGCACCAACCCCCGGCTGGAGATCACATTGCACGGGAACGCCGATACGCCGCCCACCGCATGAAAACCCCCTTCCGCTTTCCGCTCCTCTCCGGGGACATCGCCACCTTCTGCCATCCCTCGCCTATGCACGACTTCCACGAACCGCACATCCTCGAAGGCGCGCTTGTCGCCGCCAACGGCTACATGGCCGTCAGGGCGGAGCGCGGGCGCTGGATGGCCAGTGACTTCACACCCGCACCCAAAGCCTTCACAACCCGCCTCACCGCCCTCGCATGGGGCGCTTTCCCGGACGACTCCGCCGAGTGGCGCGCGATCGACGACGTTCGCGGCCAGCTTTTCCGCTACGCCCCCATCGGCATGTTCATGGGAAAAACCCACAAATGCGCGCCCTCGCCCGTTTGGCAGGTAGGCGGGCAGCACCTCATCCGCCTCTCCCACCTCCAAGCACTTTCCCGGCTCCCTCGTTGCGAAGTCCACGCTGGCAGCCAGACCCACGGCACACCCGCCTTCTTCCGTTTCAACGGCGGCCTCGCCATCGTCCCGCCCGATCCGCGCCTCACCGTTCACTCCGCGGCCATCTTCGCCCCCGCCTATCACGCCCTCGACGGCTACCGCCGCGACCGCCCCACCACCCGGCAAACCTTTGCCGGAGGCCACCTTAAAGGATGGCCGCCCGCACCACCCACTGACGTTTAAACTTTTATGAGCATCCAAGCCACCTCCTACGTTCTCCACCGCCGCTACGGATCCCAGACCCGCAAGCTCCTGATGATTGCCATTGCCGACTTCGCCAACGACGACGGCGAGGCCTGGCCATCCGTGGACACCCTCGCCCAGCGCGCAGAATGTTCGCGCCGCGCCGTCCAAGAAAACATCCGCGCCCTCCAGATCGAGGGCGAGCTCGCCCTACACCCCAACGCAGGCCCTCGCGGTTGCAACCTTTACCGCGTGATTTTTAAAAAAACCGAGCATCGGAAAATCGCGGGGAAAGGGGGCGCACCTGCTGCACCCCCCGTGCAGATGAGCGCCGCCCAAACGCACGGGGGGGGTGCAGATGAGCGTCGCCCAGATGCACCCGAACCATTAGGAACCGTAAGAGAACCATCAAGAGAGAGAGAGCGCACGCCCGCGCAGCCTCCGGCAGAATTTTCCGAAGAGGAGTTTTGCGACACCATCGAGTTTGTCACCACCCTCCGCCCCGGCTGGGACACCGCCTTTTCCGCCAAAGAGCGCACCGCCTTTTCGGCAAACGCCGCCGCCCTCCGCACCATCACTCCCGCAGGCCGCGCCGCCATCCGCCGCTTTCTCACCGCCCGCCTGGCACAGGGGCATGGCTACTGGCAGCCAAAAACCCGTTTCCAATTCCTCACCGATTCTAGCGACGTCCTCACCCATGCGCTGGATTGGGAATCGAAGCAGCCTCGCCCGCCCGCCCCCAAGCCAAAGCCGCCCGCCTCGGCCGACGCCGCCGAACCACCCATGACCCTTGAGGAAATCGCCGCCTGCCTCTCCACCCGCTAACCCATCATGCACCCCGAGCTACCCGGCATCCCACCCGCACCGCCCAAAGCCCCGCCCCGCACCCAAAAGCAGGCGGACTACCTCATCGCGCTTACGCGGGCGCTTCACAGGCTCAATCTCTCCCCGCAGCTCCACACCCTCCTCATCGCCATCGCCCGCGAGCAAACCAGCACCAGGGCGCAAGGAGCCACCATCCCGTCCCTCTCCCTCTCCCTCGGCTGCACCTACCAATCCATCGCCCTCCACCTCCGCAAGAACACGGAAAATTTCACCACCCACACCCGCCCCCACCCGCAGGCCGATCTCATCCGCCTCTCCCGCACCGGCGCGGAACTCCTCCGCGAAGTTAGAACCCTCACCAAGGCATACAGCCCGCACAAATGAACCCCTTTGCCATCCCACCCTTGCACCTCGACCCGTCGGGATTTGTGCGCGACTCCACCGGATCCCGCGTCCTTGCCTGCAATGAGGAAGCCGTTTGTTTTCTCTATTCCGAAAAAGAAATCGAAAAGGACGGGCATTTCACCTGCTCCGTATGCGGCCGCCTTGGCCAGCGCATGACCGAAGCCACGCCAACACAATGCAATCTCGACACCCCATGAAAACACAACGCACCGCCAAACCAGAATTCTGGGTCATCGACACCGATACGCCCGGCATGAGCCAAGGCCAATTTTCCGCGAGCGGCCCATACCCCACGCAAAAAGCCGCCGAGGCCGCAATAATTGCCGACACGCGCAATCTTTGGGAAAGCGCCTGCAACTGCCTTCAATCCGCCGCCTCCCCCCCATGGTCAGCCCCGCAGATCATCGTGCAAGTCGTCCGCAAAGTCGAAGTGCAGATCTCCGCAAGCATCTCACTCATCCCAACACCATGACCCCGCCCGCCATCCCCATCCCCATCCCTAAGAACCCGCTGCACCAGCGCTATTGCGACAACATCCTCGCCGGGCATGGAGGAGGGGAGAGCTACCAACTCGCCTACGCCGCCATCACCCCGAAGCTCACCCGCGCCAGCGCGGACACCGGCCACAAGCGCATCAAAAAAAACCCGGAAGTCATCGCCTACCTCCGCGCCGTCCGCGCCGCCTCCGCCACCTCCACCGTCCTCACCGTCACGGAAAAGCGGGAATTCCTCGCCCGGGTAGTCCGCACCGACATCACCACCCTCTCCATCGATGGCGGGGGGAAAGACGGCGACATGATCAAATCCTACTCCGTCAACGAATCCGAATCCTCCCGCAACATCCGCCTGGAGAAACACGACCCGCTCAAAGCCATCGACCTCGACAACCGCATCGCCGGAGAAGACCCCACCGCCAACCTCCTCACCGAACTCGCCCAAGCCCTCCAAAATTTACCCAAGCCCGCCGTCTCGAAACTATGAACCCTTACCTTAAAGACCTCCAATCCTTCGCCGACCTCCTCGCCGCCTGCAACGTCATACATGAAAGTGCCGTCCACGACGCCGAGGACTACGACGGGGAAGAGACTTTATGCTGCATCGCCGAAGCCCTCCGCAGAATCAATGCCGAGCAATCTCCCTACGACATCGAACCTATCCGCGAAGCCCACCGGAAAGCGTCCGCACGGTATGAAAAGGCAGTCCAGCACTACCACCAATGCGAAGAGGATCAGATTAACTCCTTCCTCGCCCACAACGACGCGAGCTACTGGAAAGGGAGAAGGGACGCTCTGAGGCATCTGATTCATTTTCTGCCTAACGCAAAGGATCTGGCGCGGCGGGCGCTGGACTCTGAATAAACCAACAAGGCAACTCCCGCCGTTGCCAGCATCCACTTGTTCTCCTTTTTATGGCTCTTATCCGATCCCAATACTGCCGATTCTGTGAAGCTGAAAAGCAACACACGAACGGGGAATGCAACGACTGCCGCGAACGCAAACACCGCGAGGTGATGGCAGCATGGCAAGCCAAGACGACCGATGAAAAGCTCCTCGACATCCATAAGCGTCTCCAGCGGATCGAAGCTGGGCCTCAACGATATTGAGGAGAACAGCCAAGATCGGTGACGCGCAGCGTTCCCCGCATCGACCTGTTCGATACTCTTCAACAAAAGCCCTCGCCCTAATTGTCCACCCTCTCCTCCATCCTCCGCGACTACCCGAGCCTCGCCGATCCGGCCTGGAGGATTGCGAACCTGCATACCATCCGCGACGCCGACGGCCATCTTGTCAAATACACGCCCTACCAAGGCCAGCGCCTCTACTACAACTCGAAGCACCTTTGCAACCACATCCTCAAAGCCCGGAAGCTCGGATTCTCCACGCATCTTGAAATGGAAATGGCGGATTTCCTCATGTTCAACCCCAACCGCGTCGGCGGCATCATCGACTACACCCTCCCGGACGCGAAGAAAAAGCTCCGCATGGTCTCCACCACCCTCTCCCACATGGACAACGGAAACATCCACCCGGAGACATGGAGGCTCGGCGCACTCCTGAAAAAAGCCATCCCGCACACCGCCACCACGGAAGTCGTCACCCTGGCCAACGGCTCCGCGCTCACTTGCGGAACCTCCCACCGGGGAGACAGCCCGAACAAGCTCCACATTTCCGAGCTCGGCAAAACCGCCCTATGGGCTCCGATCAAAGCCCGCGAGATCATCGAGGGCGCGCTCAACTCCCTCACCCCCGGCAACATGGCCGACATCGAGACCACCCACGAAGGCGGGAAGATCGGCGACAACTACCGGCTCATGGACATTGCCATGCGGCACAACCCCGCGCAGCTCGCCCCCACGGATTTCAAATTCCACTTCTTTGCTTGGTTTATCGACACCCGCTATGCCATCACGCCCACGCGCCCCATCCGCCCGGAAATCCTACAATACTTCGCCGCCCTCTCCAAGGCCACCGGCCACACCTTCACGCCGGCACAAATGTTCTGGTATGATTCCAAGGAAACCGTCCAAGGCCACGGCATGAAAAAGGAATTCCCCTCCACCCCCGGCGAAGCCTTCGAGGCACTTGTGGAAAATGCGATCTACGGCCAGCAAATGGCGGATCTCCGCGCGGGCGGGCGCATCCTCGACTTTTCCCCCGAGGCCGCGCCGCCCCTGTTCACCTTCTGGGACATCGGCATTTCCGACTTCGCCGCGATATGGCTCATCCAACCCATCGGCAGACACCACCTTGTCCTCGACTGGTATGAGGCCGAGGGGAAAAGCGCCGCCGCGCACGCCGACCAGATGCGAGTTTGGGAGGCAAAATACCGCCGCCCCATCGCCACCCACTTCCTCCCCCACGACGCCGAGAACCGCACCCCCGGCAGCGGCATGACCTACCGCCAGTATCTCGCCCAGGCGGGTATCGCCAACACCCGCGTCGTCCCCCGCACGCCGGACGTATGGCTCGGCATCGGCCATGTCCGCGATTGCCTCCCGCATTGCTTCTTCCACAAGACCCACACCGACACCCCCCGCCACCACAACGGCACCGAATTCCCCAGCGGCGTCGCCTGCCTCTCCGCCTACTCCCGCGACGTTTCCCCCCGCCTCCTCCGCGAAATGCCCCGCCACGACCATTTCAGCCACAGCGCCGACGCCTTCCGCACCTTCGCCGAAGCCCTCCGCCTCGGCATGATCGAACGCGCCGGCGACACCTCCCGCACCAAACCCCAGGCACTAGGCCGCCCGACCACGAAACGCAGATGACCCCCTACCTCTCCGCGCTCGAACTCTGGCGGAACCTCACGCCTTACCCCTGGCCGGATCTGATCGACACATGCGCCCAGGCCGGCGTCCTTGTCTGCACCCCGGAAATGTTCCTTGCCGCCTTGCCGGACATCCGGGAGGAGGCCGGGCAGACCCTTTCCCCGCTTCAATACCCGGAAGAAGCGGACTGTTGGCATGTTTGGATTGCCGCCGGGAAACCGGAGGCCATGCGAACCCTCACCCGGCTCGCGCCCAAGCCCCTTCCATGGATCACTTGGCACCGCCGGGACAGGCTCGTCTCCCTGAAATGGGAAACCATAAACCGCCACGCCCATGTCAAAGCCGAAAATGCCAAAACTTCCCCCGCCGCCCCCGCCGCCGATCTCATCGACGGGAGTAGAACGCGGAGCCGCCGAGGATGAGACACGCCGCCGCGCTACTAAGCGTTACTCGTTCGACGATACCGTCCTCTCCCCAAATCCCTCCGGCCTAAAGCGCACCCTCGGCTAGTCCCCTATGTCCGACCTCGCCGATACCGTTTCCCGCCAGATCGCCGCCCTCGACGCGGATCGCCTACCGTGGGAAGGCCTTTGGCAGGAACTCGCCGAGGTATGCCACCCCCGCCGCAACACGATCCAGCAGGGAACAGGCCGCGACACCACCCCCGACCGCTCCTCCATCGCCTGGAGCTTTGACGGCACGGCCATGCGGGCAAACTCCACCCTCGCCTCCGGCCAGTCCGCTCGCATCACGCCCATGGGAGCGCGTTGGTTTGTCCTCCGCCCGCCCGCAGAACTCAACGACTCCGCCGCCGCCCAGGAATACTACGCCCGCGCCACCGAGATCCTTGTCGCCAAGCTGGGTGCATCCAATTTCTACAACCGCGCCAACGAATGCTATCTCGACCGAGGCGCCTTTGGAATTTCCGCGCTGGAAACCACATCCGGGAAAAACGGCAGGGGACTCCATTTCCGCGCGCTTCCCTGCGGCAGCTACTCCATCGCCCAAAACAGCCTCGACGAGGTGGACGTCATCGCCAGCACCACCTGCTACACGCCGGCACAAATGCGCGAGGCCTTTGGCGAGGAGAACCTACCGCCTTCCGTCCGCGCGCTTTTCGATGAACCAGCCAAACGCTTCACCTCAAAGCAGACCGTTCAGCGCCTCATCGTCCCGCGCTCCGACCGGGATCCTCGCAAGATGGATTCCAAAAACAAACCGATTGCCTCCTACCACATCCACAAGGAATCCAACACCATCCTCCTCGAAAGCGGCTTCGATGAAATCCCCATCGCCGTCTCCCGCTGGAGCATGTGGGGAGATTCGCCCTATGGATGGTCTCCCGCCTACCACGCCCTCCCCGAGGCCGCGCAGTTGAATTTCCTTGAGCAGATGCTCGACACCCTCGCGGAAACCGCCGCCTTCCCGCGCGTGCTCTACCCCGCCGGATTCAAGGAGGAGATTGATTTCTCCGCCCTCGGCCTCACTTGCTACGATCCCAGCCTCAACGCAAAGCCCGAGGAATGGCTCACGGCCGGACGCTACGACATCGGCAAAGACCGCTCCGCCGAGAAGCGCCGCGCCATCGAGGCCGCTTTCCATGTGGAGCTTTTCAACGCCATCTCCCACCTAGACCCGAGCGCCACCGCCACGCAAATCTCCGCCATCGTCAGCGAAAGCCGCGAGCTTTTCCACCCGATCTACTCGAACATGGTGCGGGAATTCCTCACCCCCGTCCTCCGCCGTTCCTTCGCCTTGCTAGTCCGTTCCGGGGAAATCCCGCCACCGCCCCAGGACGTTCTCCTCCGCGACGACCTCAGCGCCTACCTCGCGGATCCAGAAGTCGATTACGTCTCCGCCATGGCGCTCGCCATGGAACAGTCCCACCTCTCCGGCCTCGGCGACATCCTCGCCATCACCAGCCAGCTCGCCACGCTCGACCCCACCTTCCTGGACTCCCTCAATCCCCGCACGCTCCTCCCGCACTTCGCCCGTGCGAAAGGCCTGCCCACCATCCTCCTCCGCACCGAGAAGCAGCTCGCGGAACTGGACGCCGCCCGCGCCGAAGCCGCGCAGCAACAGCAAGCCATCGCCGCCACCGAGGCCGTCCGCAACCTCGGCGGCGCCCGCGAGACCATGGACGCCGCCCAGCAACTCTCCCCGCAACAATGACCCCAACCCCGAAAGACAATGCCAAAGAAAACGCCGCGCGCATCAAACAGCAGCGCCAAGACCTACTCGCCGCCATCCGCCGAACCTTCGACACCCCCGACGGAAAACGAACCCTCGCATGGCTACACGCCGCCACCGCCACCGGAGAGCCCGCATTCCAAGCTGGCCGGGATGGAAATTTCTGTCCCATTGCCGCCGCCTTCCGCAACGGCCGACAATCCGTCATACAGGAAATCGACAAAGCCCTCGCCGAAGCCGCGAGCCATACCGCTTAACGACGAAGACGAAGAGGAACCGCTCGCCGCCAAGATCAAAGACGCACCGACCCACCCGGATCTCGGATTCGGAACGCCGGAATGTTTCCTCTGGTGCTTTGAAAACCTCTCCCGCCACGACTTCCTTTCCCTCTACGCCGAGCGCCGTCAGGAAATGCGCGAGAAATGCCGCGGCAACCATGACACCGCCGAAGCCCTTGCCTATCTGAAACCCTCCACCAAACCACTCCCATGATCGATACCCCCGAAGCACCACCCGCCGAAGCCCCGCCCGTAGCACCCGCCGCGCCCGAGCCACCACCCGCCGCTGAAATCGTAACGCCGCCAGCCGCACCCGCCGCACCGCGCGCCTTCAACGACGACGGCACATTCACCGAGAACTGGCACCAGGCATTCGGCGATGAATTCAGCGCCTACGGAGAAACCGCCGCCCGTTTCAAAAATCCCGGCGACCTCCTGAAATCCTACGTCCACCTCCGCCAGACCGGCCCCGCGTATCCCGACGCCACCGCCACGCCCGACCAGGTGGAACGATTCCGGCAACTCGCCAACGTGCCGGCCACCGCCGAAGGCTACAACCTCCCCGTCCCGGAGAACTTGCCGGAGGGAGTAAGTTTCAACGCAGACCTCGCCGCAGACTTCGCCAAGCTCGCCCACCAGCACCATGTCCCCGCGCCCGCCCTCCGCGCGCTCATGGACAAGCAGCTTGCCATCGCCTCCGCCGAGGCCAGCGAACACGCGCAGGCCATCGCCAAGGCGCAGGAAGAAGCCCGCTCGTCTCTCATCACCGAGTGGAAAGGGGACTACACCAGCAACCTCTCCACCGTCCGCCACCTCACCGAGCGTTTCGGCGAGGCCGCAGGCATCGAGGAGGGAGCCGTAAAAGAACTCGCCAACAATCCCGCCTTCGCCCGCATCATGCACCAAGTGGCAAAGCTCACCCGCGAGGATAGCGTCGCAGCCCCCGCAGGCTTTGGCGATCTCCGCTCCTCCGCCGAGCGGGCAGACTCCATCATCGCGGGCAAGGATGCGCAATGGAGCGAGCGCTACGCCAACGGCGACCCCGCCGCCTACCAGCTCGTCACCAAGCTCCTCGGCGAGGCCAAGAAATAATCTCAGCGTTGTGTTGTTTTCCGCCCGTCCTCTCTCGCAGGGGGCGGGCGGTTTTCGTTTCCCCGCTTCAATAGCGGATTTACAGCGTTTCCCGCAGTCTCATCACCGACGCAAGACAGACAACCGGCACCAGTGGCCGCCCTGTCCTAAAGCACAGCCGCACCTCGCTCTGCCCCTTTTAGGACAACCGGACGCGAACGGATTCACCAACCGTTTCCAACCAAACCACTACCACCACCACCATGTCACTTGCAGTTCCAGACCATTTCACCACTCAGTTCGGAAAGAACTTCGAACCACTCGTCGCCCAGACCGTTTCCCGCCTGCGTAAATTCGCGGTCGTGACCACCGGCTGCACGGGCGAAGCCAAGACCCACAACCAGGTCGATTCCATCGCCGCGAAGGAAACCACCGGCACCCGCTACAACCGCCTCGCCCAGAAGGATCTCGACACCGAGAAACGCTGGAACCACATGAGAACCTTCCAAGGTCTCACCAGCGAGCCGAAGTGGGACGAGATCGCCCTTGCACCCACCATCATGGGGCAAGGCACTCACATCGTGCAGCACTCCGCCGCCTACGCCCGCCAGCTTGACGCCGTGCTCATCGACGGCCTGCTCGGCACCAACTACGTCGGAGCGACCGGATCCACCACGCAGGCCATCACGCAATCCGTTGCGGTGGACTTCGTGCCATCCGGCAGCCCGGCCAACAGCGGCATGACCGCCTCCAAGGTCATCGAAGCCGTCCGCCAGCTCCGCGCCTCCGAGGCATGGAACAGCGAGGCGCAGGCACGCGGCGTGAAACTCTGCGGCTTGCTCAACTCCGAGCTTGAGGCGCAGCTCCTCCACGCAGCGAACACCAACGCCGGCGACCGACTCTATTCCAAGGAATTCCTGCCACCCGTCTATGACGAGAACGGCGGACTTCGCTTCTGGCTCGGCGTCAATTGGGTTTCCATCGAGGCGCTTCCCACCAACACCGGCGGCACCATCGCCGAGTCCGCAATCTGGACTTCCGACGGCCTCTATCTGGATATCTGGCAAGACCTCAAGGTCTATGTCGATATCCTGCCGGAGCTCGACCATTGCGTCCAGTTCAAGTCCGACTACGCCTTCAACGCCTGCCGCAGGCAGGAAAAGCAGGTCGTCAAAATCAACTGCGTCCTCTAACCCCACCAAGCCGGGGGAGCGATCCCCCGGCAAACCTCACCACCAACCGAAAGAACAACTATCATGGCCGAATTCGATTCCAACCTTGTCACCACTTCCGAAGCCCGTCTCGTCTCCGCAGGATTGCGCGATGGCGACGACGCCAACGGCAAGCTCACCGTCGCCACCGCCAAAGTCACCCTCACGGGCTCCACGGCTGCCAACGACATCCTCAACATCATCCCGACGAAATATTTGCCGGTTGATGCTTGTGTCGTGCCGCAGCTTTGCAGCGTCACCAGCTCCGATCCGGGAACCACGCTCACCCTCGACATCGGCCACACCGGAAACGTGGACGCCTACGCCGACGGCATCACCCTCAGCTCGGGCGGCATCATCGGCTTTTGCTCCGGCACCAAGCCGAGCACGGTCGAAACTCCTGTCCGCACGGACGACACGGGCGCGATCTTCGCGACCGTCATGTCCGCCGACACGATCACCAACGGAACCGTCCTCACGTTCCTGATCGCCTACCGCTCGAAATAATCTTCCGGGGGGAAGAACCAACCGAAAAGCCCCGTTCCGCCATGCCGGGGCGGGGCTTTTCACTTTCCACATTGCCGCCATGACGAAAACGCAGATCGCCAACCTCGCCCTTTCCCACCTGGGGGAGCCCGCCGCCACCGACATCGACGTCGATTCGACGACCGCCGCCACCGTTTGCCGGACGCATTACGACAACACCCTCGCCACCCTCCTCGAAACCCACCCCTGGAACTTCGCCCGCGCCCTCACCAAGCTCATCCCCTCACAGGTATCCGTCACCTACACCAAGGCCAGCGGCACCTTTTCCAGCGGACTCACCACCCACACCGTCCAGCTTTCCCTCACCACCTACACCGCCGCCGCCACCACCTACGTCGGCACGGATGCGGACGACAATGTTTTCACCCTCACCAAGGCCGCAAACACCGCCTACGCGGAACTCTCCGCCGTGGACGATGCTGACGCCACTCTCACGGACTACGCCGCCCGCACCGCCTCGACCTTCCCCGTGGACGCCTTCCCCTATCAGGAGCCGTGGACGATTATCGATGCGTCCATGTCCGCCGTCGCCACCATGCTTTCCACCGCGTTTCTCCCCTGGACGGTTGCCTACGACCTCCCCGCCGCCTGCCTCCGCGTCCTCCGCTTTGCCACCACATCGGACACCGCCCTGCAGCGCTTCGAGATCGTGGACAGGAAAGTCCTTTGCGACACCGAGGACACGCTGAATCTCTATTTCATCACCAGCGCCCCGCCGCTCGCCTCCTACCCGCCGAGCTTCATAAACGCCTTCACCCTCCTCCTCGCCTCCGACATGGCCAGGCAGATCACCGGCAGCGAGCAGACCGCCAGCGACTTCCTGCAAAAGCACAAGCTCGCCCTCAACCAGGCCTTAACCAAGGACACCCGCGAGACCCAATCCGGCGAGAACATGACCCCCCGCCGCCTCGCCATGAAATCCGGCCTCTACCGTTCCCGCTTCCGCAATAACGGCGCACCCGGCTTCGACCTATGAACCCCACCCTTCTCTCATTCAACAACGGCGAAGTTTCCCCCTACCTCCGCCACCGCATTGACCTCGAAAAAGCCGCGTCTTCCGCCGAGACTTGCGAGAACTTCACGGCCACGCCCTACGGAGCAATCAGCAAGCGCCCCGGCCTCCTGCATGTCGGCATGTCAGCCGCCGCCCCGCAAAACTCCCACCTCCACCCGTTCATCTCCACGGACGGCTCCCGCTACCTCCTGCATTTCACCGAGGACTTGCTCACCATTTACCGCGAAGACGGCACCGTAGCGGACACCATCGCCCTCCTCACCTCCACTTCCCCGACCGCCAGCGACAGCACCACCGGCTTCTGGTCGGCTCCCCTCCGCGAGCTGCAAATCGAGGCCGTCAACGACGTCCTTTTCATCACTCACCCGGACACCCATCCGCTCCGCATCTCCCGCGTATCCGATACCAACTGGACAAAGGAATTCATCCCCTTCACCCAGCCGCCCGTCATCGACCAGAACGCCGACCCGCTTCTCAAACTCTCCGTCTTTTCCAACCCCATCGCCCCCGCATGGGTAACTTCCACCAGCTACGCCCTCGGCTATGTCGTCTTCGAGGGCGGCGCGGAGTGGCAATGCACCGTAGCGCACACATCCGGCTCCGCGTCCCGCCCCGGTATCGGCGCAGACTGGAAGGGATTATGGCGGCGTAAGCTCTACGCGGAAGGGGACGCCATAACCATATCCAGCATCAATTCCTTTTTTACCGCTTTTGTCAGAAGCTACTCCGTCAACGACGTTTCCTACGCCGCAAACTACCCTACC